TTACCCGGCTTTTTGTTGTCCTATCAAACCACTTTCCTTTAACTCTTTCAGTTCAAGTTCGTAGGCGCGCATGCGGGCATGTAAAATGTCAAGTTCAGTACGCATCATCTGTATCTCAGTGATCAACTTTGCCGACTCTGGCTTATTGATCTTCTTTTCTCCTGTACCCAATATCAACCATTCCGGCGAGTACTTCAGCTGAAAGCATAGTTTCCGGATAAGATAGTAGCTAACGTCCTGCTTTTTGTTTATTACTTTACTTATAAAGCCCTGGTCTACGCCAATTGCGCCGGCCAGCGCCAGTTGTCCGCCGTGTTCTTTTACAATAACCTTTATCCGTTTTACGATCGCTTCGTCCGACATTTTATTGCAATAATAAACAAAGTAGTGGAATAGTCAATAGTTAGTTTTAAAGAATGGAGTAAACTAAAAAGCCGCAAGAATTGTATCAGCTCTCAGCATCTACAATTCTTACGGCCTAAAAACTAAAACTATAATTAAATCAATTAAATTAACTTGCCAATACAAAATCGCCACTGTGCTGCTGAACCACATCCAGCAATTCATCCAGCTTAGCGTTATAAGTCTCTATCGAAATATATCCGTTATTGTATCTTGCGGAAAGCACTTTCAGTTCCTGAACTTTCGATAAGCGCAAACTTTCACTTTTATTATTGTAAAGAGTAGCCATGGTTGATGCAGCTGCCATATTTTGGGGTGCATCATCGTATCGCAACGCTACCTTTAGCGATGCTATTTTTTGCTCTGTTGATTTCAGTAAGAACATTGGAGGAATACTCCTGCTTTCTCTTAAAACAGCCTTAACTTTTACGGCCTGCTTTTTATCAAATTTCAGGATAAGTACTATAATGCTAACTCCTGCAACCAAAAAGAAAAAAAATACGTCCATCGTTTTAATATTTACAATCGACCTATTTTTACGGCGGTGGCAGCTAAGTAGTTACGTTAAATTGAAGAAATATTTTTATTGGTTATAAATAAACACGCATCTTGATTCTCAATTATTTAGGAGCGAATTCAAAATAAACATCTATCCATGCCTACACTTGTTCCAACCGCCTGTATATTAATAATATCATCGGTTCTATAAGATCTTTTCATAACATAAAAACCGCATGCCCGGCCTGAAGCCAAGTCCTATCTCACCGGCGAATTGATACCCTATTTTCGGAAAAAGCCTTTGAGTAGCCAGGTTATTGGCGTTGGTATCTACACGTAATATATTAATTCCACGGTTAACAGCCACTTGTTCAGCCTGTAACATTAAACCAGCGCCAATGCCTCGTCCCTGGAACCGTGGACTAACAGCCAGCCGGTGGGTAACTACAGCTGCTTGACTGATATCCCAGCCCACCGCTTCATATTCCTGTTCCTGATGAGTAGTAATAGCGATGACGCCTGCGATGTGACCGTCAATTTCAGCTACCCAAAGCTGATTATGTGCAATATCCTTTTCAAAAACCACCACGTTAGGATAAGTATCATCCCACTGAAAGTTTCCGGCGGCGTTCATCAGCGGAACAACCTCGGCAATCAGTTTCATTATTAGTGAAATATCCGATAAAGTAGCAAGACGGATAAACATATAATTTAATCGATTAGTACACCTATATATTAAGGTATTAGTGATTATGTTTTTTATGAATGTCTTTCACCAGGCAAAGCTTTTTAATCTCTTCTTTTTTTATAACGAATGGGGCATATTTTAAACGACTACCTACCATCTCCGTTACGTTATCAGAATGAGCTATCACTTCGTCATCATTATCTCCGGCAAGCAGGCGCTTGTACATCCGGTAGTCGCCCCACTCTATATAATATACTTCACCGGGAAGAATTTTTTTATCGTGAATGATCTTTAAGGCCACCCAGCAGCCATTTTCCAGATAGGGATACATTGAATGCCCCCAAACCGGTAGTGCAAAATCACAATCCTCTATTCCCGGAAAGTTCATGTGCCCAACCGGCCGCGAATCGTTAATATCATTATAAACCTCAACACCTGATGCTGTAGCTGTGATCTCGTACATCGGGATACCCTCAAACACCTTTACCTCAGCCCTATTTTCAGAATTACCTGTATTTTTTCTTACACCCAAGAAATCACCGTACTTTTCTTTAAAAACCTTTAATTTTTCTGGATCAATATTCTGCCTGCTTTTAATTATCTCTGTTATTGAGCTTGGGGAATTAAATCCCAGCGCCTCGGCCAATTCAGTGTTATTGAAAAAAGCTTTCCCCCGCAATTGGTTATATAGAATTATAAATTCAAGCGTTTCGGGCCTTACATTCTTAATTTTGTTGGGCTTAATTTCTTCATCCATGGCAAATAAAAAATAAATAAAGATTTTTCTTTAAAATATTAAAGATATTTCTTTATATTTGTAATGTAATTATCTACTAAGGTAATACAATTATTATTAAATCCTAATGCGATGATTAAAGAATATACAGAATACGCAGCGTTGAATCTTTCGGGATAACGCCATACTAAAACCAAAAGTCAAACTAATCTTAAACCAGTTATTAATTTATTACGATGTACCTCGCCTATTCAGCTATAAAAAATAACGACAATACAATATTTGGCGACAGCGGCAAAGACGGCGCTGAAACTGAGTTATCAATTCGCTACCGAGCGTATCAAAATACCTGCGAGAAGTTCCGCAAAGAAATTGCTGCGATTCAAAATTATCTCCCGGGATGGACTCCGGAATTCACTTATTAAACCAATTAAAAAGTAAAACAATGATAAACATTTCACAAAAACTTACTGACAAGCTCTGGTGGCTTATCATCTCTGTCGATTATGATTACAGCCGTATCACCATCGCCGATCATAATCTGACCGATGACGTATTAACCTTATGGCTGGAAGACAAACAGGATTTCAAGAACACGCTTGACGAATGCCTTCAGGTGGACATTCCAGCAAAGCAGTTCGCCAAAATAATAAAGAATGAAAACCTTAACAGCTACGAAGCATCTAAGATGCACCCTACCAAAAACTTTGTATACAAGGCGCGTATCGAAATCAACGCTCCTATCTGCTGGTATCAGGAAGATGCAACCTTAAATGAACAACAATGGGCCCGCGAGGTAACACTAAAAACGCTTCTCACCCAATTGATCGAAACCCAGACGAAAGCCGAAGACATGTTCTTTTAATTTCAATTTATGCCAATCAGCATTTAATTCATAACTATGAAAACATCATATTAGCGGTATCTAATTAAAAGATAAAGAAATGAACCTGCTTAAAAAGCCCCAACATTGGAATATAATGATCCTGCTGGCGTCGATACTTTTGGGGATGATAATAATTATCAGGCATTACAATAGTTGCTGAGTCAAACTATTTTTAATTGGTACTTACTCAATAGCCCTTCGAGTCCTTGGTTAGAAAAACTGGCTTTTTTGATAAAATTGATCTCCGGATCAATGTCATAGTTATAAGCTGTTACAAAGTTGGCCCCGGAGAGATCTGTAGAATTAAAAACAGCGCCATTAAGATCGCATTCATTAAACACGGAACCAAACAGGTTTGCCTCGGTAAAGGTCGCCTCCTTGAGAGAACACTTGCTGAACTTCGTTTTCGGCATCTTTTTCAGCATGAACGATGTGTAATCGAGTATACACGATTCAAACGCTACCGTAAAAAGGAAATCGATACACTCGCTGAAGTTAACGCCGAGTATCTTGGAGTTTTTAAATACAACACTGCTTAATGTGCACTTAGTCAATTTGGCAACAGAAAGATTGCAGCCATCAAAAACAACATCGATAAATTTATTACCGGAGAGGTTACTATTAGAGAAATCGCATTTCTTAAATGTACAGCCGTTAAACTCGCGGCCATTTATAACCTTGCCGGTGTGATTTTCATCACCGAAAATAACATCTTCGTAAACAAGCTGATTCATCGGGCTAAAAAGCTTTGTTATTTGACATCAGGTGCTAAACATTATTGTTCCACCTCATCAATAAACAGCAACAAATCCTGATGAAAAGTATCACGTTTAAATTCGGTGCCGTCGTAATAAACCACATTAACCAGTTCATCGCTTTCCGTTAATGCACCGGTTTTCATGTCTTCATTTATCAGGTAACCTTCAACGGCCATTTTAGGACCGTCAGCCACCATAACAACAACATCTCCTAAAATAAATTTCCTTTCCATGTTATTCAAATATTATGAATGTCCAATTTTAACAAGCTCTTTGGCTTGCTCCACAAGTTCATCCGCCTCGGTAGCTATTTCTGCGGGTGCACTGCTATATTGCAATTTCCGGAAACGCCACATAGCAAAAGCCGGCTCCTGGAAACGGTTAATCAACTTAAAAAACTTGGGAAAGTTATGCACCTCTTCCAGCAGCACACCCGTTACAATGCCGTTATTATCCAGTATTTCGCGTATGGTATATTCCCTGTCACGGGTGATCCATATCTCAAAATCCTGGCGAATCTCCACACTTTTTTCAGGATCTATTTTATCGTTAATACAAATTACCTTATCTCCGGGTTTCATCCTGCAAAATTAATCACATAATGGGAAAACTGTTTGAGCTGCGTGTCATTAAAATCAATAAAAAAGCCCGGCGAAAAATTCGGCGGGCCATTTCTTTAAAGAAAATATAGGGCTTAATTATTTCTAAAACTGCTTTTGTCTTCAGCTATGTTTACCGTAATACGGCGGCCATAATAACTTGCTCCATTCATGCATTTTATTGCTTCCTGTGCTTCGTCATCGTTAACCATTTCTACAAAACCAAAACCCTTGCTTTCTTTTGTCTCGCGGTCCTTAATGATCCTGAGTGATTTTACAGGCCCAAAATCACCAAAAACAGCACTCAATTCGGCCTCTTCTACCTGGGGGGGCAGGCCGGCTATAAATACTTTAGTCATGGTACAAATATACGATATTATTGGCCAAAAAAGGCGAAAATCTCCCTCACGGTCAGCTTTATTACGTTTGAATGATTGTTTTGAAAAGCAGGCCGGGATATGAGGTTAAAATCTCCCAATAAGTTGGTTTAAGCAAGGAAGTAAATTATTTTAACTTAAGATCAAAGGTGCCTTCTACCTTGTAAACAGGGGCATTGGCTTTATCGTCGGGCGATAGCCAGGTGTAAAAGGTGCCCTTTGCCAGTACGCTATCCTGGCTATATTTTTCAATATGAATGTTGCCGAAATCCTTTTGACCAGTAAACCTGCTCAGCGAAAATTGAAAGCCCGGCTTTTGATATCCGGAATTAACCAAAAACTGACCACCTGCTATAACGCTGCTTTTATTAGCATGCACATAACCCGATGAACTGATACCAAAGCTCATGCTGTGTTCTTTATTTATTGCCGTGATGCCGAAGTAACGGTTATTGTCATTGGCATCGTCGTGCACGTTAATAAAGGCTATCGAATCTTTCGAGGCGTCAAATACATAAGTGGAATCTTTAATAGTTAAAGATAAAACTCCTTTTGTCGCTAAAAAATTTCCGGGCGATGTACTTACGGCACTATCTCCACTGATGTTTGCTTTTATTGCGGCATCCTCTTTAACATCGCTGTCCTTTTGACAAGATGCAAGCACCGTCAAAAGAGCAATAGCTAAAGAAAACATAAGGTTAGTAACCTTTTTACCGCGCATATTTAAATTATTAATTAAATCTACTAAACAATAAACGAATATAAAACATCTATAGTTGCCTACAGGCTAAAATAACTAACAATTTAACATTTTTTAACCATATCTGCGTAAAATCGCTATTACAATGTTTTGGCTGAAAACCGATGTCTCAAACTAATTAAATACCCTCAATTTACCAACAACTTTGCTAATTATATTTGCATTTTATATTTAATTTAACTACCTTTGTTTATCAAATATGCCAAATGGCATTTATATCATATCAGCGATGCCACTACCCGATTTTACCGACTTAGATGCGCTAACCGTCCGTATCAATACGTATTTTGAATTTATAGAGGGCGAATATCACTTGGAAAACAAACCGGCAAAAGGTGCAAAGGAAGATGACATCGTTGTCCAAAAAGTATGGGATCGTGATCCAGAACCACCAACATTTGCGGGTTTTGCGTTTTTTTTAGGCTTTAGCAGCTTAAAAGAATTTGATGAGTATATTGAACAAGGAGCATTTGCGGAAACGTTGAAAAGAGGACGCTTACGTATCGAAGCATCCTACGAAAAAAAGCTTCATACCCAGGCAACTACCGGCACCATATTCGCCCTTAAATCAATGGGATGGAAAGAGCGGACCGAAAATAAGCAAACCGTTATTCCACAAACTGAGGCCATAAAAATAGAGGTAATTGAATCGGGGCCACCGCCTGCCGAGAGCGAAAAAGAGGTGATTTTATAGCGCTACCGTTTAAAGGCGTAGTCGTCCACCTCCGTGATAAATTTGTCTGCATTAGCCGGGTCTGATATCTGGCTTTCGGAATGAATCGAAAGCTCCGATTCTGTAAGCTTAGTGATCGTTTCGCCAACACCCTCGCTGCCAGGAGTATAGAGCGTCATTGTGTTCCCGCTAATAGTATAACTAAAGGTGCTTAAACTGGGGCCGGCGGTAGTACCTTCGGCCGATTGGTAACCAGAGCCATCGTCAAAAAACTGTGCAAAGTCATCTTTGGTATAAGTGGTTCTTGTACTCTCACCGATCTGAACACCATCCTTTATAAGTTTCAGATCATGCTGAACTATAAACCACTTTCCCACCACAGTTACCTTGGTAGCGGGTGTAACAGTATCTGTTTTACAAGCGGTGAGACTTATAGAATATAGCACCAATAACAAAATTACAGACCTGATCCTCATTGATTTACAATCATAATGTTAAATGTACCAATTGTTTTCTCAATAAAAGCAAATATCACCGGCCTATTTATTTGGTATAATTAACAGGTTCAGGATGATTTATTTCTGTGCGAATATAAATACATGATTAAGCTACAGATAGTGCAGTCCTTTCATTATTAAGGTTATGTGATTGAATAAAGAACTATAAGTAAAAGACCAAAAATGACATCGCAAAAAGCCAGTATTCTATTCCGAAAAAACTATAACAGCAATGCACATATAGTTATAAATCAAGGCGGCACAAGTTCTGGTAAGACTTTTGCCATCATGCTGGTTCTCTTTTGCTTCGCCTGCGAAACAGGTAAATTGGTGATAACCGTGGTTGGTCAGGACATACCTAATTTAAAGGCAGGCGCTCTTCGCGATGCCCTCAATATTCACGCAGATTGGGCAGCTCTACAGTCATCGATAAAAAATTATAACAAAACAGACAGAATCTTCGAATTTTATAATGGAACGGGAACAATGGGACAAACTGGTACAAAGCTGGGAAGCCCAAAGTTTAAAACCAGGCGCATTCCTCGACTATGAAGGCGTGGTTGATTTGTCCGATTTCATGGTTCAGCGTTATCTTACAAAAATTCAAATTGCTAATGAGCGTTTGTACTGGCTCGGAAAATCAGCTACCAAAGAAGCCTCGTTCACGGCAGCATTCCCTGGCTTGTTACCAACAATTTCGACAGCATCGGGCGTTTATAAAGTTGGCTTAGGCAAACCGGAAACCTCAATGGCCGCAACAGCCATCAGCGCTTCGGGCGTAGTAACCGTATCAAGCACCTCAACATTAGCCGATGGCGATGTGGTAACCATCACCGCAGTAACCGGTACAAGTAAAGACACAACCAATGGCGGTTCGGGAACTGATGTACAGGGGCAATCATACTTCATCCAGGTATTAAGCGCAACTACTTTTAAACTGGCACGTAACTACAACGAAATTAATACCCGCAAAGCCGCTACCTTCTCGGGCACATCAACAGCCGCTACAGCCAGCTACATCAATGCGAGCAACGTTCTAAGCGTACTGACCGGTGTTTATGCCCAACTTGACCCGGCAGATCGGGCTCAGGACGATTTCAATCTGCAAATCCCGCTGCATGTAGGTTATGCCTACGCCCAGGCACAGGCCGATAAAGCGGTAAACGTTCTAAACGCTTTTACCGATTCTAAAAAGATGGATTACCTCGGCGTGCCGCTTCAATTGATGAACCATTGGCAGGCAAATACAATTTTAGGTGCCCGCGCATCAAATTTATTTTTAGGTGTCGATCTGTTAGGCGATGCCTCAGAGCTTTCAACAGTTTACATGAAACCATACACCAACGATAACGTAGTGCGCATGAAAGCCCGCATGAAAGCTGCCGTAAACTTCAAATTCGCTAATGAGTTATTTTACCTGGGCGCATAAATTTAATTATTGATTTATTGAATGGGTGAATTATCCATTTTATAGTCAGCATTCACCCATTCAAACACAATCATTAACTCAATCAATCATTAACTCAATAATTAACAACACATGTCAATCTACAATAAAATAAACGCAGGCTTCAGCCTGGGTACAGGCTCGCCGGTTACCGCCGGTATCGAAGACGTGATCTACATCTTCAACCAGGACGAGATTACACTCACATACGATACCATGAATCCGCTGATCGTAACCGGTTTAACGGCAGTCGACACCGCCAAGATCTACAAGTTCGAGGGTACCAACAATAGCTTCAATTCCGTATCAAAACTGGCAAAAACATCTGTCGGCCCACGCTATACCGAAGAGATCGACTTCAACGTCGCCGGCTTTTCGGTGGAGATCAAGGCTCAGTTAATGGCAATGGGTTATGGCCGCGTTCGTGCAATCGTAGTAAATAACTTCAACTCCAGCGATTCCGCTGTAGAGTTATTTGGAGCAGTAAACGGCCTGATATTGACCGATGCAGAGCGTAGCGCAGCCGACGAAACCTTGGATGGCGGCTATAAACTTAAGCTGACTAACCCCGACAAATTGCGCGAGCCGTATCCTCCGCGTGCCGTTTCAATAGCTCCCGAAAGCGGCTCTGCTACCTATGCGAGCACAATAGCTGCGTTAGAGGCACTATTAGCCTAAACCATCATCGGGCGGTGGTTCATAATTATCTAAAAGATGCATTATGGACCACTTAACCCGATAAATAAGCTAAAAAGTTTCACAAATTACTAATCAGCATCCATGACAAAAAAATATATATTAAAACCCGGCAAGCATCAGTTCGCCCCGGGTTCACACCCTGTTCATGACAATGATAGCTTGACGGATGCAGAAGCCGAATGGTATTTAGCCAAATATCCACACATATTGAATTTGTTTGTGCAGCTACCGGTTGAAAAATCCGTTGACGGAGAAATGGTAGGTGCAAAATCAGATAAGACAAAGAGAAAATCAGTTATTAAAGAAGTTAGCGTGCTAACTCTCCCTACCGGGAGTGAGGAGGAAATATGAAAACTTACCTTCCACAAATTGAAAGGCGCATCCTCGTTAGGCCTAACCAAACCTTCGGTATCCTCAACTACGATATGGATAATGCATATCCGCAACGAATGCTCGAACTGGTAGCCGCCTCTCCTACCGCAAAAGATTGCTGGAATAAAAGAGCGAAATTTATTGCCGGTAATGGCTTCGAACAGCCTGATTTAGGTAAACAAATAGTTAACGCACATGGCCTGACACTTGCCAAGTTGCTAAAGGCAGTTGCAACCGACAAGGCCTTATTCACCGGCTTCGGGATTCATGTAAACTACAATGCCAATTTTAAAATTGCATCTGTCAACTACGTTAAGTTCGAAGACATCAGGATGGGGGATACCGACGACCCGACAACTGCCGATAAATACGCCATATATAGCGACTGGGGTCGCAAAACCTGGAAAAATATCATGCGCAACAAGATAACTTTCCTTGATAAATACAATCCTGATAAACAATCGATAAAAGACCAGGTCTCCAACGCCGGCGGCTGGGAAAGTTATAAGGGCCAGCTCTATTATTTTAATCCGGAAGTCGACGATTACCCTTTAATTGAAGCTGATAGCGTTTGGGAGGATTTTGAAACCGAAGCAGGCATAAAGATTTTCAATAACCGGGAAGTTACGACAGGCTTTTTACCCTCCACAATGCTCTTTATGCAAGCCCGGCGTGAAGAAGCCGACAACAATAGGCCAGACAGTGATGATCAACCCTATAACAACACACCTTCCCAATTGGAAAAAGATCTCGGATCATTTCAGGGTGCTAAAAGTGCGCAGAAAATTATCGTTATTGAATATGAAGATGAAAGTGCTAAACCCGAGTTTCAGCCCTATGCTATTCAAAATAATGATAAACTCTTTGAAACAACAGAAAGATCTGTAGAGGCACGCATTATAAAGGGATTTTCTATTCCAAAAGAATTAATAAACGCGGAAAAATCGTCAGGATTAAGCAATGGTGGTGAGAAAAAGCAAGCTATTTGCGAATTTAACGACAACACAGCTCCGGATAGACTTGAACTATCTGAAGCCTTTGAAGATATATTTAGCAATTTTTATACTATCATCAATCCTCAAAACAACTGGAATATATTATCAGTTCCCGCAAACGTAGCCGACGATACAGCAGGATTAAAAGCAGGTAACAATATCAATCAGCTGTTATTATCCACCATTCCTCTCGAGGCCAAGATTGCTACTTTAATTTACGCCTACGGTTTTAAACAGGCTGAAGCTCAAGCGATGTGCTCGTCGATCGAATAGCACTTTAAAAATCAGGCAATAACTAATTTAAAATTTCAACTGATTCCATCTTCACTTTAACTAAAAAAATGAACCTGATCAATCAAACAACTTTTCAACGGTACGAAGATATCTCCGTGAATATAAAGCCCACTCGGTTAGATGTGTTTATAAAAAAGGCGCAGGATCTCGACTTAAAACCATTTTTAGGTCATGCGCTCTATTACGATTTTATTCAACATTTTAATCAGGATGGCACTATACAGGACACCGCGCCACAACAATATAAAGACCTTTTTAATGGAGCCGAATACCTTGACAAACATGGACATATATTACTGTATGAAGGAATGGCGCCAACATTAGTTTACTTCACATTTGCGCGTTTCATAGAAGCAGACGCCGTACATTACACCTCTTCCGGTCCTGTTTTAAAACGGCATGACAATGGCGACGCAGTCGCCCCAAAAGACATTGTAAAGCTTGTGCAACAGCAGCGCAGTGTAGCCAACGCTCATGCTAATGAAATAGAGAAATTCCTATGGGATCACAGAGATGAATTCCCACTGTGGCATTATAACGGCAAAAACAAAAGCAGCCGCCAGTCTGGCCCACGAATAAGAGGTATTGATAATACAATCTTCAACTATCCGGGCGACACTTTTCAGTCAGACGGGATCATACCCGTGTATGAATTTCTCAACTAACCGGATTGGGGCTAAGCATGTCTGCGCAAAATCCTAACCTTAAATCCTTTAACAATTACTTATGGCAACAGACAAAAAAATAACTGAGCTACCCATGGCATCCGCGGTAAGTGGTTCTGATATTTCAATACTTGTGAATAACAATACTGATTATCAGTACACATTTACTTTACTGCTTCAATATTTACAAGCTAACCTTGCAACCGGGGCAAATATTTCATTTGGTACAGTTTTGCCACAGGATACATCTGGCAAAAATGGCGATGTTTTCATAAACACTGCGACCAGTTCATTCGCGCAAAAATTGTCTAATATATGGACTACGGTCTATACCGTGCCAGCCCCTGGCAGCGGTGATGGAACCGTACTTTATGGCGCAGGTATGCCAGGCTCGGCGACTGGGAAAGATCTCGATAGCTATGTCAATACACTAACCGGCATTTTTTATAAAAAATCGGCAGGCTCGTGGGCTCAGGTCTTTTCTATGGCCACCGGTCCTCAGGGCCCTCAAGGAATGCCCGGCGTCAATGGGACAAATGGCACAAATGGTAATACGATCCTATTCGGAACGACCAATCCATCTAATACCACAACGGGGGGAAATGGCGATTTTTATATTAATACTTCCAATTACACCCTGTTCGGCCCGAAGACTAGTGGAATTTGGGAAGATGGTGTGTCGCTTATTGGTGCAGGCACTGTAGCGGGTGGCGATGCGGGGCAAGTTTTAAAAAAAGCCAGCAACGATGACTTCGATACAGAGTGGGGCGATATTTCATTTGGCGATATTGCAGGCAGCCCTCATGATAACTTATCGTTGGATAGCGTGATAGCTTCTTTAGTTCCCTATACAGGGGCAAGTAGAGGTTGTGATTTAGGTATTCACTCTTTAACAGCCAATGCTATATTAGGCGCCATCGTTAATGCCTCAACAGGTTTTTACGCTACTTCCGGGACTTATTCAGGAGCAGTAGAACCCCAAGCATTGACTGCACAAAATTCGGCAGACGAATCTTTTTCGCAATTAAGATCTAATCAATTATTGATAAAAGACATAGTTAGTGGCTATGCGACTTACTTGGGTGTTGGCATTAATACACAAGGCGGTAGCGCAACTATCACTATCCCGAGCAAGAGTGGAACGTTGGCGTTAGTATCTGATCTGACAAGTGGCTACTTGCCGTCAACTGGCGGTATTTTAACTGGCGATGTTCAACAGACGGCCATTCCAGTCAACGGAAATTCTCTAATTAACAAAAGATACGCCGATAACCTGATGACCGGGATAACCTGGAAACAAGAGGTAAAGGCCGGAACTGTTGCCGATATCACACTGTCTGGCACACAAACCGTTGATGGTGTTGCGTTAAGCGCCGGTGACAGGGTATTGGTGAAAAGCCAAACGAACGCAATTAATAATGGTATCTACCTGGTTGCTGCCGGGGCGTGGACACGTACAATTGATGCTGACACATCTTCGGAGATTGGTAGCGCTACAGTATTGGTTAGAAATGGTACTGCGCTTAAAAATACACAATGGACGTGTACAAATTCAACTGATCCGATTATCGGTACTGATGTCATAACATTTGGACAGATTAGTGGATCGGGAACCTACACCAATGGCACCGGAATTTTGTTAACGGCCAATGCTTTTGGTCTTGATACGTCCTTTACCGATGGCAGATACTATACAAAAACAATTTCCGATGCGTTGTTTGTTCATATAACTGGAGATGAAACGATAGGAGGAGCTAAGACATTTACAAATAGTGATAATGCCTTCTTAGGTACTTTTACTAGTAAACAGATAGGTGGAAACAACATATCTATTGTGGGGCAAGATATAAATGGTAGTACAAGCATCCATTTAAACCCTGCAACAAGTCAAGCAGTTGAAGTGAATGGTTTATTTAAACTAAACAGCAATCTAAAATCACTAACGTTATTTACAAGCTTAGACAATAATTACACGCAGACATTTCAGAACAAAACAGGAACACTTGCTTTATTATCTGACATAACATCAAGTGCTGCACCAATATCAGGTTCAGCTAATTATATCCAAAATCTGGATTTGCCAGCTACCCCGCAGGTTGCCAATATTGATATTAACGGGCGCGCGGCTGTTACGGATGGTACGGTTGATATCTGGACTGATTATGACCGTCAATCGGGCGCAGCAATATCAACGCGCTGGAAATACGCTGTAGCCATTAGCACCGATGCGACAAGCATGGTTAGCAGCCACGCATTTTCGGACATGAGCGCAGTGTATACAAATGCGAATACTGGCGGAGGGTATAACAGTTATGACGTAAGGATTAACAGGCTTGGTACTGGGAACTTTAACCATAGCGCAGCGTTTCAGGACGGAACTGTTATTAATCTCACATCGGGTACGCAAACCTATATAGACGGCATCCGGCTTGCTCCAAAAGTTATAGGCGGTACGGTTACCAATCGCAGAGCGGTATATATAAATAATGCAGCAGCTACGTTACCTGGGGTAATTACAAATCAGTACGGGATATATTTAGAAAATTTAGCCTCAGCAACCAATAATTGGAGCATGTACTCTAATGGTACAGCTAAAATGCATCACGAGGGGGATATAGAATTATTTGAAACTGGCGGGACTGTTGGAGCCGGAAGGAATTTGCGTTTTATTGCAGGCAGCGCATCACCAGTTGCAATATTTCTTAGCGACTACCAAACATCGTCATCCGGAAATCTGCATCTTAAAATAAGAACTGCCACAGGCACAACCGATGCTGCTACCTCTGAGGTGATGGGTTGGTATGGTGGGGCTTCGCCATATACACTCTTTACGGGAGGAGTCAGATTTCCTTCTACAGGTATAGTTCAAGCAAATGGAAGTGGAACTAATGCAACTTACTTATCAACAACTGGTACAGGAAATGTACTATTAGCATCAACAATAACAGGGTTAGTTCCATATGTCGGAGCAACAGCTAATGTTAACTTAGGAGGGAATGCAATATTTTCATCATCGGGTGCGCTGAAATCTCAAATGGATGCACAGGAAGTATTTGTACAGAATGGGAATAATCTCCTAACTCTCGTGGGCGGGTCGAGCAATCCTTATTTAGCCTTTCAGTTTAATAATAATTCATATTATGGAAGGCTACATGCCGACAACGTAACAACTACAAGAGATTGGCAACTACCAGATAATAGTGGAACTATTGCTTTATCGTCCGATTTAGGAGGTTATTTACCTTTGACCGGTGGTACACTTATGGGTGACTTGAACATGGGATCACATAATATATCTACAAATCAATTAACTGTATTTGGGGCAACTAATATCCAAGCTGGTATTGAAATATTTCATGGCATAGGTGGGGGAGATATACTTTTGTCTTTAGCTCAAGTACCATCTACTCAGCAAATCAGATATTCTACCAATATTTATAGCGGATCTCCTGATGATAATACATGGTTTTTAGGTAAAACGACCAACGCAATAACATTATCAGGAGATATTTTACATAATTCAGCAGGAACACCATACGCTTTAACGACTGATATTCCCTCATCAGGCAACTATCTGCAAAATCAAAATACAGGAGCTCAGTCTGCAAATGCGTGGATTAATGGCAGAATGTTATTTACAAATGGCTCTTTGCAATCTACACTGCAAGGTGGAGTTTTGTATTTAGGAACTACTACAACTTATGATGTAACAACCTTACAATATAATCCGACATCTGGTTTACTAGAGGCTCATAATGGGGTGACTGTACAATCTTTCCCTGCATCTTCAGGTACGATTGCTTTATTGTCAGATATACCAAGCGCAGGTAATTACATTCAAAATGGCACATCGGCTCAAACAGCAAATTTCAATATAACAGGTGCCGGAGTAATCGGTACTAATATTACCGTAGGGGGCAAAATAATTGGCGATTATTCCAATTCAACAGTTGCGAATAGAACAGCTATGCAGACAAGTACTGTTAATGGCAATACAAACTTTGGCTTGCTTCCTAATGGAACCGGTAATACCTCTGCAATTAATGCCTATAATGCGGCTGATCCAACTAATTCACCATTTGGAAACTTCGGCATAAACTCAACTATGGTTCAAATTGCTTCCGGAATACGTGGAACAGCATCATATCTTCCAATTGGATTCTTAGTTGGAGGTAGTGAGAGAATGCGTATACTTACTACAGGTAATGTCGGAATAGGAACTACAGCTCCTAATGCATTATTAGAATCGCTCGCCACTACCGAGCAGTTAAGGCTTTCGTATGATGCTGCGCATTTTACATCATTTGTTGTTGCAAGTACCGGTGGTTTAACTATTTTAAGAAATGTAGCTGATACAACTGTTCCTTTAACTGTTAATAGTCAACAAGGAACGGGTTCGATTCAAGCATGGCAGCAGGCGGGAGTAAATGTTGCAACTATAAACTCATCTGGTACTTTATTGAGTGGTGCCGGGGTAGCAAATCTTACGTCTACCAATTCTTTTGTCAATACTGCAACCACAGGGACAATAATTTCGAGAAACGTTAATGACGCTAATACAGCTTTAATAGTTAATCAAGCCAATGCCTCATCAACTGGTTTGCTACAGCAATGGCAGTATGGAGGCAGTGCAAAGGCTGGTATGGGTATAACGGGGATATTGTCAGCTGCGGGACTTGCCAATTCATCAACAAGTAATAACGCATTCATAAACATGCCTTCAACAGGGGCAGTGATTTCACGAAATATTGCAGATGCTAATTCAGCTACTATAATTAGCCAGCTTAATGCATCCTCAACAGGAGATATTCTTCAATTAAAGAATAGTGCAAGTACAGTGTTGTCTGTATCTGTCAATGGGGGACTTGCTTTACCTGCTATAACCGGAAGCGCTACATTGGTTGCGGGTACAGTTACCGTAACTAATACAAGGGTAACAGCAAGTAGTATAATATTCTTTACAGTTTCAACTACCGGGGGAACGATAGGAACGCTATCATATACAAAGATTGCCAGCACCTCATTCACTATTAACTCATCCAGTAATACCGACACTTCAACAATCGGATATATCATCATCAATTAAACAAAAATCAAAAAATGAAATCATTCAACATTACAGAATTACAAACAATCAGTTATTCATGTGCTATTTTAAGGACTTGCGATGGTGTACAACCATTTGCCCTGGCTAACAAAATTAACAGTTGTGGTATTGTAGCGGAGGAAGCTATAAAAACGTTCAACGGCGAATTAGAATTAATCCGCGAGCGGGAACAAGGGGCCAAAGACCAGGATCAGATCAGGCGCGATTTAGATGACCTTGTAAATAAAAAGTTTGATATCAATTTACCTGAACTCAACGAAAGTGCATTTGCAATCCTTGAAATTACCGGCGATAAAGAAATTCCACAACAGGACGGGAGCACCAAAAAGCTCGGCTATCGAGATGCATACTTCAGTTTACTAAATATAGGAATAATAAAACATGACTAAATGAATACAGACATCTATTCCGCAGCATTTTTTCTTCAGACAATTTGCTCGGCTGGCGTAGGTATGGTCGTAACCGCCCTGTTACTCCGCAGGAAAAACAGGGCGGAAACTTTACTTGCTCATGCCCAGAAACAATTCGCCGACGTGCAAACCCAGTTTACAGGAGTTGAAATTTATAGTCAGATGTTAAAAGACCTGAAACTACAATTGGATAACCAGGCTGAACAGATATTAATGTTGCAAAAAAAAGAAGCTGAATATATTAAAATAATCAACGGTCATAACAACCGCGAAAGGGTATTAACGCAACGAGTAAAGCAGTTGGAGTCAGAGATATCGCTATTAAAATCACAATTAAAAAATGTATAAAGAAAATGAGGACCACTTTAATAAAACTATTGACCGGGCTACGACAACTAAGTCAGAAAAACATCGAATATATCGGCATATTCGTTGCGTTGCTCATACTGTATGTTTTCCCGGCTATGGTAAGGAGTATCGATCCTTCTGCAGCACCTATTGACGCAGGCATACTAAGTGCTATCATTCTGGCGGTGGTGGCAGTCTTGATATTTCTTTCTATTACGTGGTGGATCATTCGGTCCATCTGGACGTTCTTCTGCACCTATTCAGAAACTAATTTAATTACCGACTTTAACACTTTAACACCATGGCAAAAAATAAGAATCTATTTAGGTTTCTACTTATCTCTATTTTTCTCATTTGTAATAGCTTTAGTAGCAATCCTATAAGAACTAAAGTAAAAAATATTTACGACCATGAACTCGGTGTACGCGAAAAAACCGGTAAGAATGATGGGCCGATGGTTGAAACCTATCTTCGTTATTGCGCGCTCGGTAAAGGTGATCCCTGGTGTGCCTCATTTATCTGCTGGACTTACGGCCAGGCAGGTATTGCAAATCCTAAAAGTGGCTATTGTCCCGATCTGTTCGCGTTAAATCATATCATTTACAAACGAGGGAATAAAATTCTCAACAAAACACCCCAGCAGGGAGATGTATGGGGACTATACTTTCCTGATAAGGGCCGCGTGGCTCATGTAGGTTTTGTAGATCAATGGCAGGATAAGTATGTGGTTACAGTCGAAGGCAATACCAACGAAGCTGGCAGCAGGGAGGGCGATGGCGTTTATCGAAAACGTAGATTAATTAAATCCATTTACATTGTAGCTAATTATATCGACAAATGA